GATAACAACCAGATAATAGAAGTTGTTGAAGAAACTTTAGATAATGATATAACTAGAAATGGTAATGCTATTGATACCCAGATTATTGAAGCATCTACGGACGAGGGTACAATATATCCTTATGGTGGTGTACGAATAACAGCTAGGGTTCTATATGAATTTACAAGAGGGAGTGCATAATGGCTAAAAATGTGACTATGAAAAAAGGCGAAAGTATAATAAAATGTGTCGAAGATCATGTAGAGCATTTTGAAAAAAATGGTTATAAGATACATGAAGAAAAGGCGGTTTCGAAAAAAGCCGAAAAACCTAAAGAAGAAAAGGAGTAAATAAATGGCTACACATCACGGAAAAGAAGGAGTTGTAACTATTGGTGGTACTACGTTAGGTAATGCCACAGGGTTCACAGTAGATACTACGCACGATGTTGTTGAGGATACAGCATTAGGTAGTTCTATGAAATCCTATTTAGTTGGTAGAGGTACTTATACTTTTACTATTGATATGAACTTTGATGAAACAGATTCTGGTCAAACAACTTTGGTGCAAGGTTCAGAACTCACGTTTGCGTTCTTGCCAGAGGGTAATGCTTCTGGAGATAGAAAGTTTTCTGGTAGTGGAATAGTCACTGGAATGTCTGTTGGTGTTACCTTAGATGGTGTGACAACTAGAACTGTATCTGGACAAGGTAATGGTGGGTTGACCATCGGAACTGTCTAAAATGTCAGATCAAAAGATTGATTACTTTGATGGTATTCGTGACCATTTTAGTCAGCTAGACACACAGATTATTGAAGTTCCAGAGTGGGGTTTGACAGGCGATAAAGCTATTCATACCAAGCCTTTCAATATGCTTGAGAAACAAAAGATATTTAAGGGTGCTACGAATACTGATTTGCTTGTACTCATTGACGTTATTATCGAAAAAGCGTTAACGAAAGATGGCGAAAAGATGTTTAACGCACAGCACATTCTAGCTTTCAAAACAAAAGCTGACACAAATGTAATTGCAGACGTTGCCACAAAGATTATGGGTACTGGTAATGAAGATATTGAGGATTATAAAAAAAACTAAAGAATGATGCAGAACTACATAACATCTTTGGTTTAGCCGAAAAGCTTCACAAAACAGTTTCCGAAATCTTGCAAATGTCTGTTGAGGAGTTTAATATGTGGATTGCCTACTTTCAAATTCAACATGAAGAAAGAGAACGACAACACCGACTAGCAAAGGCAAGTAAATAGTGGCAACAAAACAAGTAAATATAGACATCATAGCGAAGGATAAAACCAGACAAGCTATGCGGTCAGCCACAGGTGGGGTAGATAGACTCAAAAACTCTGTATTTAATTTAAAAAATGCTCTGGTTGCTATAGGTGCAGGGGTAACACTTAAATCATTCGTTGATGTTGGAAGGCAAGTTGAATCATTACAAATCAGGCTAAAATTTTTATTCGGTAGCGTTGAAGAAGGTGCAAAAGCGTTTGATGTTATGTCAAAGTTTGCGTCTAAAGTACCTTTTAGCCTAGAGCAAATACAAGCAGGTGCAGGGAATCTAGCTGTTGTTGCTAAAGATGCAGAAGAACTATCTAGGGTTTTAGAAATAACAGGAAACGTTGCAAGTGTTACAGGATTAGACTTTCAAACTACTGCGGAGCAGATACAACGTTCACTATCGGCAGGTATCGCAAGTGCGGATATATTTAGAGAAAGAGGTGTTAGAGATTTATTAGGGTTCAAGGCAGGTGCTACAGTAACCGCAGAAGAAACAGCCGAAGCTTTTGAAAGAGTGTTTGGACAAGGGGGAAGGTTTGCAAGTGCTACAGATGACTTAGCTAAAACCTTAACAGGTACACTCTCAATGCTTGGCGATAAACTATTTAATTTTCAAAAAGTGGTGGCAGAGCAATTCTTAATAGGACTAAAACAAGAGTTTGGTGCTTTAGACAAAGCCTTACAAGACAATGAAGAAACAATAGACAAAGTAGCAAAAGCTATTGGTAAAGGTTTATCAACCGCTGTCATAGCAGTAGGTAAAGGCTTTAAATTCTTGGCTGAAAATTTTGAAACCATTAAAGCAATCGGAATGGGTGTTGTTGTTTTCAAAATATCGAAAGCATTTATTGGGTTAGCATTAGCAATAAGTAGAGTCCGAATCGCAATGATCGCTTTCGACAGGGTTTCAAAAACTACAATAATAGGTCTTATATTAGGTTTGGGTGTTGCAATAGCGGAAACGACAGGAGCATTAGAAAAAATGTTCAATATGTTTAAAAAAGAAAAAGGTATTGAAGATTTTAGAGCAGAACTTGATGTTATCACAGACCAATTTGAACTGTTTTCGAATAATGGAGTAAAAGGGTTTGACGCAGTAAAAGAATCCTATGAAAAACTTAGATCAGAAATGAAGAACCAAATCGATTTGGGTCAAAAGGCATTAGATCAATTTAATATTTCAAATCCTTTGATAAGAGATGCACAAACAAAGGAAATAGAAACGTTAACAAAAATGATAACAGAACTTGATCAAGCTTATATGAATGTTCCTTTGGAAACTATAGAAGTAGGCATGGATAAAATAACTAAATCAACCAAAAATCAAGGTGATGCAGTTAAAGAATTAACGGGAGTTTATGCAAACTTTCAAAAAGGTTTTACAGATGCTTTCTCAACACAGAAGGATATGTTTCAAGAAATACAGGACATAGGTAGAGCAACATTCGAAGGATTAAAACAATCACTGACCGATTTTGTAATGACTGGTAAACTTAGTTTTCAAGATTTATCGACTTTTATCGTTAGAAAAACTGTTGAAATGCTTATAGGACAAGCAATACAAAGTGCATTTGATAAGGGAATGGCACTTTTTAAAGCAGATGCTATCAAGAAAGCCATGATAAGCTTGTACGAGGGTGCAATGAAAACGTTTGCTTCTATACCTTTCCCATTCAATATTGTGGCGGTAGGCGGTGCGTTAGCCTTTGGTGCAGGTATCATAAATAAAATAAGAGGGTTTGAAAAAGGTGGTAGACCACCAGTGGGTAGACCTAGTATTGTAGGTGAAAAAGGTGCAGAACTCTTTGTACCAGACCAAGCAGGAACAGTAGTACCAAATGACAAACTTGGCATGGGTAAAAACGTTACTGTAAATTTCAATATCAATACTGTAGATGCTAGAGGGTTTAATGAATTGTTAGTAAATAGCAGGGGTGTAATCGTAAACCTTATCAATAGTGCTATGAACGAAAAGGGTAGAATGGCAGTGATATGAGTGGAGCTTTACCCAAAACAAATTTCACCGCAATCAATATCAAGAGCAATCAAAAGACTCTCTTTAGTGAAACCGATAGCGGAAAGACATTTAGAAGACAAGTGCAAGGTCAACGATTTAGTTTTACTTTATCATATCCTCCCATGACTAGATCAGACTTTGCACCTGTGATGGCTTTTATTATGAAGCAGAGAAACAGGAAAGAAAACTTTACAGTAAGCTTCCCTAGCTATCTAAACGCACAGGGCAACGAAACAGGAACTTTATTGGTAAATGGGTCACATTCTGTAGCCGATACCACAATAGCTATTGATGGCTTTGCAGGGGATGGAGCAGGTAGATTAAAGGCAGGTGATTTTATCAAGTTTGCTCACGACAAAGTTTATATGATTGTAGAAGACGTAACGAGTTCAAGTAATGCGTCAACAGTGACAATCGAGCCACCTTTAAGAGAAGCCTTAACAGATAACAGCTCTGTTACTTATGATTCAGTTCCTTTTAATGTTCATTTAAGAAGCGATATTCAAGAGTTTTCAACAGGTCAAAATGATAGCAATGGTAATTTAATTTTTAATTATGAGTTTGATGTAATAGAGAGTTTATAGATGGCTAGAGGTTTAACAAGTGCGGTAAAAACAGAACTAGCCACAGGAAATATCGAACCAGTTTTATTAATAGAATTAGGGTTTGCTACCCCAGTATATTTTACAAACGCAAGCTTTGATATTACGTCTAGTGTTTCTGGTAGCTCACGAACCTATTTAGCAAACGGACATTTTAGAGGAATAACCGCAGTAAGTGAAACCGCTTCACCCTCAAAAAATAGTCTGGTCGTTACGTTGTCTGGTGTCGATCAAACCTATATCTCTATTGTACTAAATGAAAACATAATTAACGATAATGTCTTTATTTACAGGGGGTTTCTTGATTCTAATCTTGCCTTAATATCTGACCCTTTTCTTTTGTTTTATGGAACGATAGATGAATTTAAAATTACCGATAGCACAACAACAGCCACTTTGAGTTTTTCTGTTACGTCACATTGGGGTAACTTCTCAAAGAAAAGCGGTAGAACAACATCCGATAATTCACAAAAAAGGTTTTTCTCTACCGATCAAGGTATGGAATATTCAGCACTAAATTTAGTAGACATTAAATGGGGTAGAGAATGAGTAGTGTACATTTATATCAAGCAGAAAAAAAAGACTTTGACATGATTTATGAAATGCTCATGGAGTTCAAAGAAGGAGAGTTATTTGATAAAAAGCTTCCAGAAGTTGACAAGCCAAAGCTTACATTATTCATCAACACAATTTTAGAAAAGGGAAAGGTTATTTTTGCTAAAGACTTAGATAAAGAAGAACTGATGGGTTTATGTATGTTCCACAAGGCGGAATATTGGTTTAGCAAAGATAAGATAATGAATATCCATGTATTGTATGTAAGAAAGCAATTTAGAACGTATAATTTAGTAAAAACAATAGTTAATTCTGTAAAGAATGTATCGGAAGGGTTGCCGATCTTGCTATCGGTCAGCACAGGTCTACACAAAGACCCTGTATTTGAAAGATTAGGATTTGAAAACATGGGAAGTAATTGGAGAATGTTTTAAATGTGCGGTTTCGTTGAAGACGTTTTTGATTTTGTTGGCGATGTAATAACGGAAACAGTTGATTTTGTCGGTGATGTTGTAACTGGTGTAGTCGATGTAGTTGTAGACGTTGTTGACGAGGTTATCAGTTGGGTAGTACCTCAACCAGAAATACCAGAATTTACGGAAGAATTTGAGGAACAAGTAGCAAGAGGAATATTAGTTAATAAATTCACTGCTAATTCAAGTATTCCTGTGGTGTACGGAACACGAAAAGTCGGTGGTAATGTTGTCTTTGTAGAAACATCAGGCACAGATAATCAATATTTATATATGGCAGTAGTACTCAGTGAAGGAGAAATAAACAGCGTTGAAACCTTATTTGTAAACAATCACCAAGTTACTTTGTCGGGTTCACTAACCGATGGCACACAAAGAACAGTCACTAGTGCAGACGCTAATTTCTTTGATACCGAAAACACTAATAGTTTAATTACAGTACAAGCACACTTAGGAACAGATTCACAAACGTCTTCATCATTATTAGGCGAAGTGAGTTCATGGACTTCAAATCATAGATTAAGGGGTTTAGCTTATTTAGCCTTGCGATTTGAATGGAACGCAGAAAAATTTGGCTCATTGCCAACAGTTCAAGCGATTGTAAAAGGTCGCAAAGTTTATAACCCAAACTTAGATGGAACAGTCACAGGCGGTAGCGGTAGCCATAGAGCAGATACAAGCACAACATGGGAGTATTCCGACAATCCTATATTACAGCTACTAGACTACCTAAGAAACGACAGGTTTGGAATGGGTATTACCAATAGTTATTTTGATAGTAACTTTGCGGATTGGCAAACAGCCACCGATGTTTGTGATGCCGATATAACCCCTGTTAGCGGTGCAAGTGCTATTGACCTTTTAGATAGTCATATAGTGGTGGACACATCAAGAAAAGCTATCAATAACGTGAAAGAATTTGTAAAAGGCTCACGATCTTATCTAAACTTTTCTAGTGGTAAATATAATATCCTAGTCGAAAGCACAGGTTCAGCATCAATTACACTCACAGAAGATAACATAATAGGCGGTATTAGTATTCAGAGTAAAAACAAAAACTCACGATATAACAGGGTTATTGTTACTTTTGTAAATCCAGATAAAAACTATCAGACCGACACAGTACAGTTTCCACCAGTAGATGAAACAGGCTTAGATTCGGCAGATCAACACGCAACCATGAAAACAGAAGATGGTGAGTTACTTTTAGAGGGTCGCTTTGATTACACAATGATAACAAATGCCCATCAAGCACAAGAAATGGCTGAAATCATTCTAAGACGTTCACGATCAAGTTTAGATATATCGCTTAGAGCCGATGGAACAGCCTTAGATTTAGCGGTAGGTGATATAGTAAACGTAACCCATGCAACCCCTGGATTCTCTGCAAAACCCTTTCGAGTACAAAGAGTATCAGTAAATGCCGATCATACAGTAAGTATTCAATGTTCGGAGCATCAAGATAGCTTTTATACATTCGGTACACAACAAGCATTACCAACAATACCCGACACAACACTACCCAACCCCTTTGTCGTTCAAGCACCAACAATTTCCGTCACCGATGAATTAAGGGCAAGAAATGAGGAAGCTATAGCGGTGTTATTGGTGAATGTTACAGCTACCGATTTATTTATTACGGATTTCGAAGTACAAGCCAAAAAGTCAACAGATTCGGTGTTTATCAACTTAGGTAGAGGTAGTTCAGCACAGTTTGAACTAGTAAATGTTGAAGATAATGTAATTTATGATGTTCGGGCAAGGTCGGTTAGTTCAATAAGTCGGTCAGTATTTGTAAGCACTACACACCAAGTAGTCGGTAAAACACAACCCCCTCAAGATGTAACGAATTTTAGTGTGAATATAATAGGCACAGAAGCACATTTAGGATGGACTCCAGTAACAGATTTAGATTTATCACATTATCGAATAAGACACGCAAAAGAAACAAGCGGTGCAACATACGCTAATTCAATAGATATAGCGGATAAGGTTTCAAGACCTGCTAATACTGTGATAGTACCTGCTATGACAGGAACATATTTCATCAAGGCAGTAGATAAAGTGGGTAATAGTTCGGAAAATGCGGTTTCTACAGTCGCAATAATCGAAAGTATCAAAGGATTAAATTTAGTTTCTACAAGTACTCAAAGTCCTAGTTTTACTGGTTCAAAAACAAATATGGTGGTGACTGATGGCAATTTACTTCAATTAGGAACAGCCAATAATTTTGATGATGTGGCAGGGAATTTTGACGATGCAGGGGGGTTGTTTGATGGTGGAGTAGGAAATGTAGCAAGCTCTGGAACATATGAATTTGATACACATATAGATTTAGGTTCGGTGTATACCAGTAGAGTTACAGCAAATATGAATGTTGCAAGAATAAGTTTTGTCGATTCCTTTGATGATGCGTCGGGTAACTTTGATGACAGGTCAGGGTTATTTGATGGTGACCCCCAACAGTTTGACGATACAAACACAGAATTATTAGTAGCAACAACAGAAGGTGACCCAAGTGGTTCGCCAACATACACAGATTTTAGAAAGTTTTTTGTAGGGGATTACAAGGCAAGAGCATTTAAATTCAAGCTACAGATGACAAGTCAAAAAGGTACAGCGACTCAACAAGTATCTGCGTTATCGGTTACTGTAGATATGCCCGATAGAGTTATAGCAGAAGCGGATGTTGCAAGCGGTACAAGCACAAGTGGTAAAGCAATAACATTTAGTCCTGCATTTAAATCACTTCAAGGTGTAGGAATTTCTGCTCAGAACTTGGCGAGTGGAGATTTCTATGCTATAACCAATAAAAGTGAAACAGGGTTTACAATAGAATTTTTTAATAGTTCCAGTGCAACATTAAGCAGAACTTTTGATTATGTTGCAAGAGGGTTCGGGGAAATAGCAAGTTAGGAGTGCTAAA